CCGCGCAGGACCGGACGCAAGCCAACGAGCAGTTCAAGCGCGTGTTCGAACGTCCGGCCTCCGTCATGTGGCAGAACGGACCTAACGGGCAACCCGTCATTGCCTCGGACCGATTCCGGTTCTCCGAACACGCCCTGAACGATGCAAAGCGCCGTGGTGGCGACGATAGCGTCTACATGATGTCGCCTGGGGAATACCTGGATCTAAGTCCGGCGCTGGAAGGTAAGCCGTTCGACAGCCCATCGGGCCGGTCGCTGATGCGCTCGGTCAACCGCGGCGACGAGATCGAGGCGCTGCCCACGCTCGATACCAAGGTGGACGGCCCGACCGCGACAGTGACGGACCAGGATGGGCGCCACCGCGCCCTGCTGGCACAGCAAGAGGGCGTCGACGCCATCCCGGTCCAGATCCGGCAGACCGGCGAGGGGACGCCGACCGAGATTGTGGGCCAGTCCGGCAACATTATGGCGCACGACTTCCCGAAAGCCTCGGCGCCGGTCCCGAAGCCCAATCCGTCGATACTCGGCCGGATGGCTGGCGCGCTGATCCCGAGCGCGGAAGCCGCGGAACTGCCCGACTGGTTCACCGGCGCTGACACGGAGAAAAAGCCGCCGGTCGCACAGGGTACTGCGCAGCCCGATCAAGCGGCACAGCCAGATCAGGCCGCGCTGCCCGACTGGTTCACCGGCGGAGCGTCGGCGCAACCGCCGTCCGCGGCCGAGCGATTCAAAACCGGCCTGATGGATCCGGTCTACTCGGCGGGCCAGATGCTGGCGCACTTGCCTCCAAAGTCCATGGAAGGCCAGCCAGCGCCGCCAAACGAATTCGAGATGATGACCGGCAAGACGCCGCCGGCCGGCCCGGCGCCCGACGTTCGCAGCGCCGTCGACCAGGAAGTCCAGCAGCGCGAAGCAGACTACCAGACCCGCCGCGGCCCGAACGCCGGGACTGACTGGTGGCGAATCGGCGGCAATGTCGGCGCGACGGTGCCGTTCTCCGCGCTCGGGGGAGCCGCCGCACCGGCTGGTGCGCTGGCTGGGATACTCGGCTCCGCGGCGAGCGGCGCGGCGAGTGGCGCCCTGACGCAGCCAGTCACGAGCGGGGAGAATTACTGGGGGCAGAAGGCGGCGGACGCGGTTGTCGGAGCCGGCGCCGGCGCAGCGCTTGGTACGGCCGGAAACGTGCTGGCACGCATCGCTGTGCCGGGGTACTCGGCGGCCGTCCGGTCCTTGCTGAATCGGGGCGTAGAACTGACGCTTGGGCAGAGGGCCGGCGGCATAAGGAAAGCGTTCGAAGACATGATCATGTCGATCCCCATCACCGGGGATGCGATTCGCGCCGCGCGCAAGCGCGGATTGAAGGACTGGAACCGGGCAGCTTACAACGAGGCGCTCGCGCCGATTGGGCAGAAATACACCGGGGAAGAGGTCGGATTCGAGGGTATAAAAAAACTACGGCAAGCCCTGGGCGCCAATTATGATCAAGTACTCAACGGAGTCACGCTTCGCCTGTCCGACAAATACGGTAGCGATCTTGCCAAGTTGCAGCAAGATTTGCTCGACATGCCAGATGGCCTGACGCCCGGCCAAATGAAGCAATTCAAAACCTTCATCGACCGCATCGTCTCCCCGCATTGGGATGCGAGTGGCGCCATGTCCGGTGAGACCTTCAAGAAGGTGGAAAGCACCTTGACCAACCAAGCCGGTATATTTCGGCAGTCGCCAGACCAGATGACCCGGAACTTCGGCTCGGCGATCGACGACTTAAACGGTGTGCTGCGCACGACTCTGGAGGACCAGAACCCCGGCAAACGGTCTGAATTGCGGGCAGCGAACGCGGCATGGGCCCGGTTCTCCCGGTTGCGGAAAGCCGCAACGCAGCGTCCGACCGACGAAACCGGCGTGTTCACGCCCTCGGACCTGCTGATTGCCTCCAAGGTTGGCGACAGGTCACCGGCAAAGAGCGCTTTCTCGGAGGGCGACGCTTTGCTCCATGGTTTTGGCCGGGAGGGGCAGGAGGTCTTGGGGCACAACTATCCGGACAGCGGAACCACGGGCCGTTGGCTCGCGGCTGAAGGTCTGGTGGGCCTTTTCACTCACCCTCTCGCAATGCTGGGCACGCTGGCCGGACAAGCGGTTGGCGCTGTTCCCTATACCGCACCAGCGTCCAAAGCCGCCAATGCCGCAGCACACTTCCTAGCGCAACCGCCCGGCCCTGGCCGCAACGCCCTCGCTGAACTGCTCCGGCGCGGCGGCGGGGCTGTCGCTCCGCTCAGCGGCTCCGCGCTCAACGGGCTGCGCGCCGCGCCGTCGGTGGAACCACCAATGTGATAGGGTGAACGCCAGGCCGTTCGCTGAGCCGACCAGCAACACCGCGATCACCCGATCCAGCATTACTCCAGCGCCATCAGCGCGGCGTCGTATTCCGCCCAGTCCACCCGCATCGCCGAGGCCATGACGCGCTCGATCGCCGTGGCGGTCATGTGCTGTCCGTGGTACGGCGCGGCGGTGGTGTTGCCAGGGTCATCCAGGTCCTTGCCCGGCCCCATGTCGAAGGCGTCGACGGCCTCTTGCGTCACGCCGTCGTTGTTGCAGAGCAGCGCCTCGGAAAGCTCGTGGATCGCCACAAGCTGCTCGTGCAGCGGGTTCTCGGTCCGGCTGATATAGATCGCCAGCCGATCGTCTTCATGGCGCCAATCGCCGGCGGTCGGGTAACGCTGGGCCGCGTGCGGTATGAACCGGATTGTGATCTCGTTGATCGGCTGTGCCATCTGGTTGCCTATAGTTGGGGAGGATGAAGCCGCCAAGCTCGCGAAACACCGCGGCCCATGCAGCGTAGTGCGCGGCGCGCTGCTCGGGGGTCGCCGCGGCCCAGCGTTCGCGCCGCGTGTCGTCAGGCATGTTGCTGACCTTTCCGCACACCGCTAACGTATGCCTGCTGCCGCGACCGACAAGGTAATTCCCGGTAATGAACGTCCTCATCATCGACAGCGATCACGTCGGCCTCGACTTCGCGATGCGCGCCGCGGCCTGTGACCATGAGGTGCGGCTGTTCCGCTACAGCAAGAAGCCGACGCGGTATGCCGAGGGCTTCGGCAAGTTGTTCAAACTGGTGGACGACTGGCGCCCGCACATGACATGGGCCAAGGATGGCCTGATCCTGGTGACAGCGAACAACCGCTACATCACCGAACTCGACCGATTCCGCGAATTCGGCTTCAAGAACATCTTTGGGCCGACGGTCGCCTCGGCCCGGCTGGAAATCATCCGGTCAGCCGGCATGGAGGTGATGAAGGCGATCGGTGTTGGCACCCCGCCATACGAGACATTCGACAGCCTGGAAGCGGCCGAGGCGTTCGTGCGGAAGTCCGACCGCGCCTGGGTGTTCAAGCCGATGGGCGACGAAGAGGATAAAAGTTTGACTTTCGTATCGAAAGACCCCGCCGATCTGGTTGGTTGGCTTCAACGGCAGATGAATCTCGGCAAAAAACTGGCCGGCAAAGCCATGCTGCAAGAGAAGGTCGAGCGGCTCGCCGAGGTCGGCGTGTCAGGATGGATGGGGCCGGATGGGTTCCTGCCTGACCGCTGGCAGGTCTGTTTCGAGCACAAGCCGCTTTTCCCGGGCGACATCGGGCCGGCCACGGGCGAGCAGGGCACGGTTTGCCAGTACGTCGAGGAGGACAAGCTGGCCGAACAGATGCTCATGCCGCTTGAGCCGGTGCTACGCTCGCTCGGGCACCGCGGCGATTTCGCGGTCGGCGCGATCATCGACACCAAAGGAAAGCCGCACTTCCTCGAATTCACGGCGCGCTGCGGGTATCCCGCCTGGTGGATCCAGGCCGCATCGCACCGCGGCGACCCGGTGAAGTGGATGAAGGACCTGCTGGACGGCAAGGACAGCCTCAAGGTGTCCTACGACGTTGCGATCGGCGTGGTGATGGCGCAGCCGGATTATCCCTACGACAACGCTCCGCCGGAGATGGTCGAGGGCATCCCGATCCGGGGCGCTGCCGAGGTGCTGCCCGATCTGCATCTGGTCGAGGCGATGCTTGGCAAAGGACCGATCATGGAGGGCGGCAAGGTTGTCGACCGGCCGACCTATGAGACGGCCGGCACGTACATTTGCGTCGCCACCGGCCTCGGCAAAACAGTCACGAAGGCGCGCGACCGGGTTTATGGCGTGGTCGACAAAGTGCATTTCCCCAATCGGATGTACCGGACGGACATCGGCGAGAAAGTCATCGCTGCGCTGCCGGCCCTCCATCGCCACGGCTATGCGCTCGACATGAAGCCCTGACACGGGCGGTTGCGCTGGGGCCACGCAACCGCCTATAGTCCGCCAGCCGAAC